TTTGAAGGTCTTTGCTAACAAGATTCCAGACGTAGCTGCGAGAGTAATCTCAAGACCCCAGTGGATACCGATGATGTATCCCCACGACGGCGAGAAGACAGTACCCGGTGGTGGAACGGTAGCTCAAGAGTATCGAAGGTACGGGGTGAATATGTTCCATACCCACGTAACCAACCCAGACCCAGAGAAGCCAGAGGGTAAGGGTGGTATTAAGATCGAACCTCAACTTGTAGACATGAATTCTCGCTTTGCAGATAGAAGGTTAAGGATTTTCAATACCCTTCCCGAAGTCTGGGAGGAATTGAGGAACTTCCACACAACGAAGACTGCAGAAGGAAAAGCCAAGATAGTTGATAGGGACGACGATCTTATAGCGGTGATAAGGTATATCTGTGCAATGGTACGACATGCTGTAAAGGAGTCCGACATTGAAGACTACGAATACGAAGAAGACTTAGATTACGGCCCACAAGACTCAGTAACGGGATATGGCTAGAAACGATATAACCGGCGATAAGATCAAATCCCGTCCTAATTCCAAAGAATACCGCAGTAACTACGACCTTATTAACTTCAAAAAGAAGAAAAAACCCACGAAGGAACCACATGCTAAGTGATTTAATAAAATTCATAGACAGCGATAATATTGCTGAATCGCTGGATAAGGACACTTTAGCGAAGATTGGTGGGCAGGTCGTAGACGGATACGACGCTGACAGGAGTGATCGTGCGCCGTGGGAAGAGAAGATGAAGGATGCTATGGACTTAGCCCTTCAGAACGCCAAACAGAAGTCATTCCCTTGGCCCAATGCTTCTAATGTGATGATGCCCGTTATAACTGAGGCGATTATTCAGTATAACTCCAGAATGTATCCCGCTTTAATCCCTCCTGTAGATATAGTGAAGTCGAGGATTATCGGAAGCGATCCTACTGGAGAGAAGCAGAACTCTGCTATACGGGTTTCCAAGTATATGTCGTGGGAACTTCTCGAAGGAATCCCAGAATGGGAAGAGGAAATGGACAGGGGCTTTATTGTCCAGCCTTTGCTGGGTCAGATGTACAAAAAGACCTACAGAGATGAGAGCTTAGACAGAAATGCCTCCGAAATGCTCTCTCCTAATGAATTCGTCATGTGTAATAATGCGAAGTCTATCGAGAAGTCATTTAGAAAGACCCACTTCTTCGACATGACCGCCAATGAGCTGAAATCACTTCAGCTCCAGGGATTCTATCTTGATGTAGAACTTGGAAAGCCAACCAAGACTGATTCAGATAAGCCAGAAAGTCAGCACGTATCTGAGATTGACGACTCAACACCTTATACCATGCTCGAACAACATACATGGTATGACCTCGATAACGATGGCTTGATGGAACCCTACATCTGTACGGTTGAGAAAGAGTCCAGAAACGTCCTCAAGATTGTTGTTGGTTACTCTGAAGCTGACATTATGGCAGATGATGAGAAAATACTTAACGTCAATCAAGAGCAGTTCTTTACAAAGTACGGATTTATCCCTAATCCCGATGGCTCAATCATGGATTTGGGCTTCGGTCAGCTTCTTGGGCCTCTAAACAAGCAGATAAATACGGGCATTAACCAGTTAAACGATGCCGGAACCCTTTCAGTTACGGGAGGTGGTCTTTTAGGTAGAGGGATTAAGATAAAGGGCGGTGTTATTAAGCGAAGGATGGGCGAATACACCTCTGTACCGACTTCTGGACAGGATTTGGCGCGTAATGTCGTTCATTTCCCCCAAATGCAGCCTTCTCAAGTCTTATTTAGTCTTTTGGGCATGATGATGACCGCTGCCCAACGGATATCGAGTACTTTGGACTCACAAGTAGGTGAGAATCCAGGCCAGAACCAGAAAGCAACGACGACGATTGCAGTTCAGGAAGAAGGGAAAAGGATATTCGCGGGTATTTACAAGCGAAATCACAGGTCAGCAAATAACGAATTCCAACGCATTTACTATCTTGATTCCGTTCATTTACAGCCACAACAGTATTTGAATGTTATTGATGGACTGAAGGAAGAAGAGAAAGAAAAGATAGGCGAAATCTTGTTCAGGGTAGACTTTGATATTCAATCTGTCAATATCAAGCCCGCCGCAGACTCAAACTACACCTCAGAACAACAGAAGCTCGCCAAGGCGAACGCTTTGATGCAGAAGATACCCACAGGGCTGGTCAATCCGAAAGTTGCCATGCAGCGCATTCTGGAGGCCGAGGAACAGCCAGGAATCGAGCAGATTATGGAAATGCCCGAACAGCAGCCTCCATTTGAAGTTGTTAAGTTTGAGCAGGAAATGACCCTCAAGCGAGCAGACCAGATTCTTAAAGTCATGAGTGCAGAACAAGACTGGATTAATAACGAGATGTTAATCACTTCTCAAGCGATGCTCAACTTAGCAAAAGCCGAGGGTGAAGAAGCCGGTATCCAGTACAAGGAATACTCACAACAGCTGGATAACTTGAGGGAAATGGCTAAATTCAACATAGACAGAATGAAAGCCACTCAGGCACAGAACGCACAGGCTCAGAATGTACCAAATCAAGCCTAACGTCATCAATCCAGACTATGCGAAAGCAAGGAACGAGAAGAAAGAACAAATAAGGGAAAGAAAAGAACGAAAGTCCGAGAATAAAAGGCAATCACTTGCTAGTCAGGAAAAACTGACGAAAGAAGTCGTAGAGTCGAATGAAGGAATAGCCAGTTCAATAACCGAGTCTTCACGCGAGACTGATAAATTATTACTTTCGTTAAAAGACGAAATTGCCCAAATCGCGCTTGAGATACCACCTTCTGAGGACGGTGACAAGATATCCAAATCTCTCAATGAGAATGCACAAAGAATAGAAGCCTCACTTAATACGCTGATAAACAGTATTTCAGGTATTAAGCTTGAAACTCAGACGCTTGACTTAAAACCTCATACTCAAGAGATAACCAAGACGATTTCAGCCAATATTGATGGCCTGAAGACCTCGATCAAGGAATTGACTGATTCAGTCAAGGAAATAGAATTCGAGCATCCACCGCTTGTTATGCTGTCCTACCGTGTTACTCGCGATAAAGAAGGCTTAATAGAAGAAATCCACCCAATAGCACCCGATGAATAATGGCAGATAATATTAAGGTAAACCCAGCTCCTGATCATTCTGCATTAGATGTAGCCACAGATGACATTAATGACGTTCACTACCCGATATACAAGATTTCTTATGGATCAGACGGCTCTCAGACGCCGGTAAGTCCTACAAATCCGCTTCCTATTGGCGGCGCAGTTACTCTGCAAGACCCAAACGATTCGACCAGAGAGCAGGAGTTTGATCCGTTATTTAAGGCTCCGCTAGTTATTGATATTGCCCACCATGAAATCCATGAGGGTGATGCTTTTTCGATGGTTGCCTCAGATGGAGCGGCGGCCAATACTGATACGGTGCAGTTATATATAAACACGCCTGCAGTAACTTCTCCCCAAAAGAGACTCCATCTTGTTTTGAACCACATAGGTAGTGGGGCGCATACAATTGTAATAACAGAAGGAATTACATTTACATCAGGTGGTGCTGCATATGTTCCCATTAACCATAGGCGTGATTCCGCAAAAGTAACGGCGGCACAAGCAGTAAGAGTAGGCGGAGATAATCTAACAGGTGGTGTTTTAGTCTATTCGGGTGGAACTATTATATGGTCTGAGGGCATGGGGGCTGGCAGGTCAATTGGCGGAGAAAACAGAGGGGTATCAGAATGGATTCTAGCGCCAAACACAGGTTACATTTTTGAGAATATCTCTGGTGCAACAAGCACAGCAGTAAATATATCTGCTTCGTGGTACGAGCATACCGACGGCTGATGGCTAAACAAGTAATAGATATAGGTTCAAGCCCGAACGATGGGCAGGGTGATCCTTTAGACGTAGCTTTTGATAAGTGTAACGATAACTTTACCGAGTTATATTCTTTTTCGTCTGATACCGCCTTACAAGCAGATGGTTCGGTAGACGGTACAAACCAGTTATTCACCGGCCATGTAGGAATAGGATCGGGTGCGTCTATAAAGACGAATGAGATCCTGCACCTAAAGGAAACTATAACTGATGATGGAGCAGCGAAGAATGCCCAGTTATTTGAGCCTGAGTTAAGCGGTACGACCTCTATAGGCGGTACTTTAGCTGCATTCAGGCTTAATGCGTTATATACCGCCACTCCTTCTTTGTTGGACTTTGGAATACTATCAGGTGCAATAATCCAGGCATCATCATCATCTGCATCTGATCTTCTTGGTCTTTCAGGATTGACTGTTGAGCCAAAAGCACAGGGCTTTGGGGCAACAGTAGCAAATATGCAAGGTATTGTTGTGAAGGCCACTACAAGCAGTACCGTTACAACATCCATAGGCATTACTGTTGAGGATGTTGGTAGTATCTCAAATACAGTAAATGCTACTGGAATACGGATAGATAAGCAGGATGCAACAAATGCTTATGGCATTTTGCTTAATGGTGATGATTTAGGAGCAGATATAGCTTTTGGTGCAGGCCAGGATGTAAGAATGCACTATGACGGTACGAATATGACGCTTGAAGGGTCTGGAATTACCGCTGTTGCATCAACAGCTACAGTCAATAACACCATACCCATTGACATAAACGGTACTGTGTATCACATCATGTTATCAACAACGGCATAAATTATGGCATTACCAAGACTAGAACCCTCTGCAAATCCATATACAACTGAAATCACTATTAATGTCAATTTAAGACCGTACTTTGAAATCTGGTATCAGCGTAAGAAGCAGGCTGGAGAGACACCCCAGCAATTTGCTATTCGAGTGTTAAAGGTTGCTGCAATCAACGATTACATTATGGACAACATTAAGACAGAACAGGACGCTATCGAACAATTAAAAGTAGATGCTGAACAGGCATTGAATACCGACATAACAGACCTTGGAACTGAAGTTGATTAATGACCACGGCAGATGCGAGGTTTATAACCGCTGATACAACGTGTGTTACTGCTGATGGGTTATCGCGTTGTCATCAGCATGAAGGAAATAGCAAAGGAAATATTGTTGGTCCAGGATTTTTCATATTCTTTCAGTACGATAAGGAAATAGGCGGCGGAAGCTCCACAACATACGAAGGAATTATCCAGAAAACAGACAGAAGAAAACAAGACGACGAAGAAATATTACTACTTCTAAGGGTAATATTAGGAGATCATTATTAAGATAGTTATTCAAAGACCAAAAACAGAACCCAGAGAACCCACCCCAGAACAAGCAAGAGGCTGGTTAAACCAGCGAACCGGTAAGTATCACAAAGCCCAATTGATTGAGAGATTAGAAGACCTCAAAGACAACTGGGTAAACGGAGACTTTACCGGCGAATCAGTAGAAGAAACCATTCAGAAGAATTCAGAAGCACTCGGCAAAGCACAGGCTTATGCTGACGTAATATTATCACTAGAGGAAATGACAGAAGATGAACCAACCGAGCAAGTTATTGAAGATTGACAAACTCCCACTAAGACCATGCGGGCATTATGTCCTTGTCAAACCAGACCCCGTTGAAAAGGTTTCAGAGGGCGGAATTATCGTACATTCCAATAAGGATGAGGTAAGTCGTGAAGAGGTAGCCAGGGTCAAAGGCACTCTGGTAGCCGCTGGTGAGACCGCGTGGGATGCTTTTGGTGGCGATAAGTGGGCAGAGGTAGGCGACCATGTTTACTTCAAACGACACGTAGCAGACCGCTATCTAGATGAGAACGATTATGTAGATGACAAGCCCCAGGTTTACTTTTTGTTAGCAGATGAGAATATTTTAGGTGTATTAGAGGATTAACAGATGTCAATAGATTTAGAAGCACTCGAACAAAACATTCAGCAATCACTCGGAGAACCGGATGATAGTAACCTCGAAGAAGCTGAAGAAGTGGTTGAAGAAACAATTCAAGGAGATGGGCAAGAGGAAGAAGTCGAAGAAACCTTCGATCTTGACGAAGCCCTAAACAGCGATCAACCCATAGCCTTAGCGAATAAACTAACTGAAGATCAGGCCAAGGAAGAGGCAGCAAAGCGCGGTTGGAAGGAGGATGGTGAGGATAAGTTTGGACATAAAATCTCAGCCATAGAGTTCCTTGAACGCGCACCCCTGTTCAAAAAGATAAGCCTGATGCGCGGAGATATCGACGAACAGAACAAAAAGATTCAATCCCTTGCCGAACAAAGCAAGCAGATTGTCCAAAAGTCACTTGATGACAAGAAACGACTTAATAACGAATTACAGGCAGCAAAAGACAAGTTATTGAATGCTGAATACTTGGATTCAGATGACGTAGCAGAACTGAAAAAGATCGACAGTCAGATTGAATCAAACGTCACTGAAGAAGACGACCAAGACGAGCAATTAGCCGATGATTACACGGAAGCCAAGGCCGACTTCGTAAAGAAAAATACGTGGTATCGAAAGGACTACGAAATGACCACACGAGCTGATGAGATTGGCGTGACTTACGTTACAGAGTATCAGGCTAGATATGGACATCTCCCCCCTCCAGAAGAAACCTTTAATCACGTATTAAACGGGATTAAGCAGGAATTCCCCGAACAAGAAAAGCCCAGACGACAGACACGGGTAGCAAGCACTCAAAACCGCACTGTGGTCAGCAAGCAGAAAAAGAGCAAGACCCTGCAGGACTTACCTGAAGACCAACGGGCTGTTGCAAGAGAAGTAATTGAATCAATACCAGATATGACTGAAGAAGATTATCTGAAAGCATACATATTTTAGAGGATTAGACGATGACAGAAGAAACAAAAGTAGCCCCAAAGAAGCGCGGCAGACCAGCAAAGAAACCTGATCCTTCTAACAGGTCAGGTCGAGTACGCAGGAGTTCGGCCAATAGTCGGCTTGCGGGACCAATGGCGCTTTCAGGTAATTTTGATCATGAAAATTATGTTTATCGCGTTGCCAACGATGAAGGCGGCAGAATAGAAGAACTGAAAAGCTATGGTTATGAAATAGACCAGAGCCAGGATGTTGAGTTTCTTGGAGGAAACGCGGTGAAAACAGGTTCAGCCCATTCCGTGATAGTGGATAAAAGAACGGGCAAGAAGGGCGTATTAATGCGCCAGCCAAGAGAGTTCCACGAAGAAGACAAAAAGCTAAAAGCAGAAATAATCGACAAGACAGAGAGAGATATATTCCGCAAGCTTAAAACTGATGATGGCCGCTATGGCGAAGTTGAGAATACAAATTCACTTGCCAAGGCTGTTGAAGACTAACTTTTTTTGAGGAAAATAAAATGGCTAACGTAGATCGTCCTAACGGGTTCAGAGCCGTTAAGACTTTATCGGGCGCACCAATATCTTCGATGGTAAGGGCAATACTGCCCGGTGCTGACGATATTTTCATTGGCGACCCGATTTCACTTTCGTCCGGTGCTGCTGTTCAAATGGCAGTAGCGGGTGAGTGTCTTGGTGTATGTGTTGGTGTTGGTACTGTAACTATGGAAGGCGGTGAAGTTCCATTCGACCCAGCTAATCTTGAGAAAGGATTTTTTGATACTTCTGCTGATGTTGAAGCAGATTATCGAATTTTCTATGTACCCCCAGCAGATGTACTTTTTGAAGCGCAGTTCGATGACAGTGAAGACATCGTAGTTGGCGAGGCTTACGACTTGCTTGCGACTGATGGCAATTCCACTACTGGACGTTCGCAGATGGAAATTGATGGTGACGCGCTTACAAATGATGGTGACGTAATGGTTGTTGAGGCTCCAATTGGCCCCAGTTATGATCAAGCCACCGGAGTAGCCAACAAGCGTGTTTGGGTTACTTTCGTCGATAAGCAGTACGCTGCCCCAATAGCATAGGAGTAATATTATGCCTATTAATACTGGCAGTTTTGCCAAATCGCTCGAACCGGGCGTACAAACATGGTATGGCGCAAGCTATAACCGTCGTTCTGAGCAGTGTAAGGAAATTTACGAAACTCGTACGTCCAAACGGGCTTATGAAGAAATCGTAGGTTCTTCATGGTTCGGTATGGCAGCAGCAGTACCGGAAGGTGGCTCCGTACCATACGATAATGCCCAACAGGGTTTTGTTACCAGGTTTACCAACCTGAACTACAAGCTTGGTTTTATCATTACCAAGAATGCAATCGCTGACAATCTGTACATGCAACTCGCTGAAGACCGTGCTAAAGCACTGGGTCGTTCAAAGCGAATTACCCGTGAGACTGTAGCGGCTAACGTCCTTAACCGTGCCACCACCTCTGGATATACCGGCGGCGATGGTGTTGTTCTGGGTAGTGCCTCTCATCCAAATAAAGCGGGTGGTACTTGGTCTAACATTCCAACAGCACACTTGGACTTGTCCGAGGCTGCTTTGGAGCAGGCTGAAATTGACATGGCAGCTTGGATGGATGATCGTGGTCTTCTGATCGCGGCCACTCCACGCAAGCTTATCGTCCCACCGGCTAACAAGTATGAGGCTGAACGTATCCTTAATAGCGCACTTCGTGTTGCTACTGCGGATAACGATGCCAACGCACTTGCTAACACACGTACCATCCCCGATGGTTATTCAGTCAATCACTATCTGACTAATGCCGACGCATGGTATCTGTTGACGGATGTCGAGAATGGCATGATTCACTTTGAACGTGAAGCTGACTCCATTTCGGCTGATAACGATTTCGATACCTCGAACGCCAAGTTCAAGGTTGAAGGTCGTGAGTCATTCGGTTGGGCAGATCCTCGTGGAATCTACCTTTCAACTGGTGCATAAGACAGCATAGACTGTCACTTGGAAGGGGCTTCGGCCCCTTTCTTTTTATCTTGTTCGGTTAGTACATATCTAACCGACTTATTCCTTTGGAGGGAATTATGTCTTCTAATTATCCAAACGGGTTCATGAGTGGTGTAACTATTCGTGGAATCCCACTACAGCAAGCACATCCGGGTGAAGTATTCTGGGTGAACAGTTCATCGGTACTTGCTAAAGGAGGTATCAGCGGTTCCGATGGTAATGATGGTACATATCGTCGCCCATTTGCATCCATTACTGGTGCGCTAACAAAATGTATTGCAAGTCGTGGTGACATCATCATGGTTATGCCCGGTTACACTGAAACCATTGCGACGGCGGGAGGTGAAGTATGGAATGTAGCTGGTGTTGCTATTATCGGCTTAGGGGCGGGTTCTTTAGCACCAACATTTACTTTCTCCGCTACTGGGTCAACACTTACGGTTACTGCTGGTAATATGTCAACGTCAAACATCAGGCTTGTATCATCAATCGCTAATGTTGTTGATGGCGTTATTGTTTCAGGTGCCAATTACACGGTAGAAAACTGTTACTTTGGTAGTACCGTTGCTGCGGCTTCGCTATTAACTTCCATTGTTACGACTACTGCTGCTACTGGTTTCTATTTTAACAATAACACTGTTAATCAGGAAGTATCACTTGCTGGAACAGCAGTTACAGACGTTGCGGCTGCTGGTGTTGAAACATTGGCCGATAACTCAGTAATCACCAATAATACCATTATGGGTGAATTCTCTACAGCGGCTATTTATAACGTGACAACTGCTGCGTTAGGCATACAGATAAATGATAACAATATCTACAATAGCTCAACGGCTGCGGCTGCCGGTGCTGTGTCATTAGCTGCCGGTTGTTCAGGTACTTGTTATAGAAACCATGCCACTGTACTTGAGACTTCGGCTATTACGGGTCTTTTCATTAATGCAAACCTTGGCATGTCTGAGAACTACGCAGTTAATGTGGTGACTGAAACCGCTGGTTTAGTACACGCAGCGTCAACATAAAGTTGGCTGATATTGTATGTATCCCTTCGATAATGCACTCTGGAACCCATCTCATAAAGGACGAGATATTTAAAGATTTTCATCACTTATCATGGAATGAAGATATAGGTGATGAGAAGTTATATAAAGTCTGCTTTCATGTAACAGACGCAACGATATGCAAAATTAAGCATCCTTGTTATGTTCCACTAAGGCATCCAGTAAGAATTATCGAATCACACAAAAGACGGAATAGAGAGGGTCTTATTGACCAACAGTTTAAGAATATGATTAATATTGTTGATAAATATGACCCTTTTTATTTGTTCATAGATGAGCCGATTAGAAACAGGCAAATAGATGAAATGAGTGAAATGGTTAATCATAAGCTGGAAACTGATTTACCCGTTTTGACCGAAAGAAATACGCATGATTTTGAAATAACTGATAATCGTATATTAAATACACCAAACTGGATTATGGATTTCTATGCGTCCAGGTTAGCGAGACACAGACATGGGTAGAGCAGACCATCTTGAACTAGGCACTCACAACGCGATATAGATGAAAATATCAAGAGAAGAGAGAAGGGCGTTAGGAGAAAAGGGGCAGCAAATATGCTGTAGATGCGGTATGCAGAAGCTCTTGACCGAGTTCTATAAGAGAAAGTCTAAGCCTTTAGGTGTTGATTACAAATGCAAGGAATGCTCGTATGTAGAGGGATCTTTTTGGAGAGAAAGAAATAAAGAAAAGCTACAAAAATATTATTTAGATAACAAGGTGGCGTTTAGGGCTAACGGAAAGAAATGGCGGCAGAGCAATAAAGAGCGCGTTAATGGGCAGGCAAAAAAAAGGAGGGATGAGAATCCTGAAAAATCTCGAATAAGCTGCCAAAAATGGAGAAGAAATAATTTAGAAAAGGATGCAAAAAGAACGCAAGATTATAGGGTAAGGAAGATAAGCGCTAAGCCGTCTTGGGCTAATGATGAATATATAAGCCTATGGTACATGCTGGCAAAAATTGAAGAAAAGCGCACAGGAAAAGATGTACATGTAGATCATATTGTCCCATTGCGCGGAAAAACAGTATGCGGACTACACTGCGAGGATAATATGCAATTATTGTTTGGAACTGAAAATTCAAGCAAGGGTAACAGGTGGTGGAATGGGCAGGGCTGATTATTATGACCCATCAAGCTATAACGCGATATGCGACAGGTGTGGCTTTAAGTATAAGGCCAACCAATTAAGGAAGGAGTGGACGGGATGGATGGTCTGCGATTCCTGCTGGGAGCCTCGTCACCCGCAGGAGTTTCTGAGAGGCCGTGATGAGGATGAGAATGTCCAGTGGACGCGCCCTGACACTGACGATGAAGTGATCGAGATTGTTGGTGATGCAGGCAAGCGTATTGTCTATGGAGTAAACAGCACATTGCAGGAATGGAATACTGAATTAACCGAGGACAGGGTTATTAGACTGGAAGGAACGCCTCAACGCGGCGATAGAATTACTATTTATAAAACAGCAGAAAGCGATAATAAGCTAATAATTACTTCAACATTAAAAGACAGCGGTACAACTGTATAGAGAATAAATATGGCAACTTTAGTTAAATATGATGATTTTGTAACACAGTTACGACAAGGCAACCACGATGGCTGGCTAGATGGTGCTGCTGGAGATGGTGATGCGTTGAAAGTAACGCTTACAGCTAGTGCGCCTACCCCTGGATCTGACACAGTGTTTGCTGATATAGGTGAGATAAGTTATGCCAATGCAGACTGGTCAGCAGGTGGCGAAGATATTGAAAATACGTCCTCACAAACAGCCGGTATTATAACAGTTGTTGCAGTAGATAAGACTGTTACTGCAACGGGTACTATGCCGACATTTGCTTATGCGGTTATCTATAACTCAACTGATGATGGATTGATTGGATATTACTCAATAGGTTCAAGTATTACTTTATCAAGCGGGGAGAGTTTTACAATCGACTTTGGCGCTAGTTTGTGTACGGTGGAATAAATGAGTATTCATTTTCAGGTATATGGAGTTCTTGACCCTATTTATTTCAAGGTCACTAAGAACGGTGTAGGCTTGGTAGCCGCGCCTTTCTCTACAGGTGACATACAGTTATCAATAGATGGTGCGGCGTTTACCGATGTTCCACTCATTGAGATTGCTGAGGTGGGTTTAGGCGTTTACGAATGGACTCCAACTGGTACAGCGACAACAGGGAAGGTACTTATTCTTAATATCAAGGAATTGACAGGCACTAACTTTGATGAGAACTGCTTGATTATTGCGACAGGTGGCAACGCCTTGGCGAGACATTCTGGCTAATGGGTATCGGTGAAAACGTTGGATGCTGGACAGGTAGTAATACTGGAAGTTCTGGTGATCCTGGTATTGGTATTGTTCCTGTAATTACGAGTATATTTACGCATGACTTAACAAATGAGCTAACAGTAAATCTCAATACCGGCGTACAAATAACAGAAGGCAGCGGGCTTGATTTTACTGATGGTATGTCTGTTACTGTTGATGGCACTCCTATAGGCATATTAAGCGACGGCACCACTAATAACGGTAATGGAATATTATTATTAAGGATGACTTATAATTTCGCAGAGGGAGAATTGGTCGAGTTAACCTATACTGAATCTCTTGGTGCTATTGAAAGTATTATTGGTACTATATCTCTTGCAGACCAAACGATTGATTATAATATTCCAGTACAAGGTGAAGGATGGACTATCAGGGCTAATTTTGAGACAGGTAATGTCGGTGATGTTGCTCAAAGAATACCGGACGCATTCCATACCACAGCAAGCAGGAGTCTGATAGCAAACTCCCCCGTTTTAAATGGTAGTCAATCTGCCAGTTGTACCATTGATGAAGGGTCTACTGGCGGTGGTTGGGGTGGTTCATTTAATTATCCTCAAGTGTTACGCGAAGGTGACAGCGTATGGTGGAGAATGAATTACTACTATCCGGCAGGCTTCGATTTTAGTTGCGGTTGTACGGAAGGTACGAAGCACATGCGAATACACGTAAGCCGTGAAAATGCAAGTAATGTTGGTTATCTTGGCAATCTTGTCATGGGTGGATCAACGGGCGGGTATATTGTTTGTGCTTCAGAAGTAGCCGCAGCAGGTGAGTTTACCGCTAATAATTATACAAGTGGTAATTATGACAAATTTACCAATGGTGAGGTTATACCGCGTGACACATGGATGACTGTTGAGTTTCAAGTTAAATTTGGCCTTGCAGGATTTGGGGAATATAGATGTTGGCAGGATGGTATTTTAATATTAGAAGATTTACAGTCTCGCACTTTAAGTGCATCAACTGATTATTCTGATTTTGTGTACCTTCTTAATTATTGGAACAACGGCGCACCTAGAACACAGACGTTGTATGTAGACGATATTATCCTAACAAGCGAAACACCCAGTAACACAGACGCTAATGGTAATCCATACATAGGTGTCGGGCCGTACCCATAATGGCATTGTTAGACAGCAACATAGAAACTCTTGATACCTATAAAGAGACTAGCAATTTAGATCAATATACAACTACCGTTGCTGTTAGTTATGTAGAAGACGCTGAGTATTTAATTGCTATTAATGGTGAGCATATAGGCGCTGACGGCTCGCTTGCTTTAGGTGTCCCTACAACAACGGGTGTTACATGGACGCTGATACCGAGTGCTGAATTAATTTATACGCAGGGTGGGATGCGTGTTTATCACGGAGTTGCTACAGCTACCGGAAGTGAAACAACAGTAATTGATTTCCCTGATACCCAACGAAATTGTAATGTAGGAATTGTTGGAATTAGTAGTGTTGATAGTATTCAAAGCGTAACGACAAACACGACTATAACCACAAAAACAGGCTCAGTAACGCTCCCCGCCATTAGTGCTGGCAATATGGCTATAGCGTTTTATGGCTCAGAAAGCAGTGGTATATGGTCGGCAGATGTTGGCGATACTGCACTTTTAGATACAGTTAATAGAGTAAGTATATTTGGCTCATATAATCTAATTTTAGATAATGTGATGACCGCCACCTATACTGATATTGATACATCAGATTATATATTAACAATAGGATTTGAGCTGGTAGCCGTTTCTGACACGGTAATCGCTGAAGCATTTACAGTTGAAACAGTCTTTACAGATGTAAATTTTCTTTTTAATAAATCATCTGAAGCTGCTAATAAATGGTTTAATGGCAACTGGTGGCCTGATCCATTCTTCGGTGCTGATTGGTGGGAGCCTACAACAGCCTATTCGATAAATGCAGATACATTTACGATAGATGTTGCGTTTACAGATGTAACTTTTACACAAAATCAGCTTGAAACGGTAATGGTTGCAGATGCTTTTGCAATCACTATTGATTTTATTGATGCAGCCTTATATACCCCATTCGAGGTTGATTCATTTGCAGTTACCACAACTTTCACCGATGTTGATTTTTCATTCAGTTCTTTACCGGAAGCGTTTATCATTTCAAATGATACAACATTCGATGGTAAGAGCATTATATATGGCGTAGACACAGCATATAATTCATCAACTGATATTGGTTATACTGTTTTATCAAGAGTTGACGTAGATTCACTCTTATTGGATGGTATTTTTGGTACGCCACCGCAGCCATACGAGATAAGAAAGTATATTGGAGAGATAACTACGCCAACAAGAACTGTTCTTGAATTCGACGGAAGCGAATGGAAGATAGAATCACAAATCCCATTTGGAATATAAATGACCACAAGTAACTCAACTAATTACTCAGTCAATGCAACTGAGCTGATAACCTCTGCATTTGAGATTGTTGGTATAGCGCAGGCAGGAGAACCGCTTGAGCCTGAAGACTCAGTACCAGCACTCAGGGTATTGAATTTCATGTTAAAGGCCCTTCAGAAAAAGCTGAATATCTGGAAGAGAAAGACCCTTTCAATTACTCTTGTAGCTAATCAATATATTTACACGATAGGCCAGAAGAGTGCTGGAACTACAACGCCTGTAGCGCCTAACTTGTTATCTGATCCAGCGGCAGACTTCACCGTAGATAATATACAGGTTGGTGATACTGTAACTAATGCAACAGGGAATACAACGGCAGTTAGCAGTATTCTCTCAACAACGAGCCTAGTATTAGATGCAGGAATATTCACTATTTCTGTAGAAAACACATACGATATTACGTCTGCAGACGTATCAGCCCCAAGACCTCTGGAAATTCTTGAATGTAACCGCAAGCGCTCAGATGGTAGTGAGGTTCATGTAAATGAATTAACACGGAATGAATACGAAGCCCTGTCAAACAAGACCAGTCCCGGCCCCCCGATTGACTATCATTATGACCCTACTATAGATAATGGAACCCTGTATATCTGGCAAGCTCCAGATGCTTCTACGGTTTCAGAATATACGCTAGAGCTGGTGTATCGTGCGACTATAGAAGATGTTGATCACTTAACAGAAACTATCGACATGCCGCCAGAGAACATGGAGGCACTGGTCATGAATCTTGCCTATCGCTTATCCTCCAGAATGGGTGCTATGAGTGCATCTGAAAGAACCATCTTGAGACAGGATGCCAAAGAAGCTCTTGATCTTGCAGAAGGGTACGATCAGGAATCAGGAACAGTTCGCGTCTATCCAGAAATCAGAGAATATTAATAATGCCCATACTTAACCTAGAAAATCCAGCCTTCATCTCTGTAGACTTAGCTGGCCGTATAAACGCCAATGGAACTGTCGGGGTTTATGTTGCAGACGGTCTTTTTACTACCCTAGCGACTGTTTATTCAGATCAAGTAAAAACCTCTGAACTAACCAACCCCGTTACCTTAAATCAAGATGGTACTAAGGAGATTTGGTACGATGTAAAGGTTGATATCAGGGAAGTAACTTTTGAAGGCGCGCTGATAAGGGATACATTAAATCTCGATCCAAATGCCTCTCAGGCTTCGGTGCAGGGTTTTAATCTGGCTCAGAATGGTTCATTTGAGGTGGACTCCACCAGTGATGGACAGCCCGATAACTGGACGATCACACCTTATACTGGAAGTGCGATAGCCATAACCAATGATATCGTTACAGACGGCGTAGCGGCTTTGGAATTTAATACATCGGGCGCAGGGAGTGGTGGCGGTATAGCGACAAGTGCGAAGTTCCCCGTTACTGAGGGTACGATATGCTCTGTGTTCTTTTCTTTTTATGCCACTAATGCAACAACTTTAAATACTTTTAGCATTTATTGGTACGACCATTTAGATGTGCTGCTTAGTATATCTACGGTTACTATGCCAGCATCAGGCTCAGTGCCGACCTCATGGACAAGTTATTCAGAAGATATTACGGCTCACGCAAGCGCTACTCAAGGCGAGGTTGTACTAGCAGGCATTGCCTCTGGAGGCTCAAATAAGGAGTCAAAAGCGTATTTTGACGGTATTAAGGTTATAAACTCAGATCTTGCCACACTAAACACTACCCAGACGCTTACTAATAAGACATTAACCAGCCCAACAATCAATACACCTGTTATTGAAAGCGATTCTGGAGATTTAACGGTAGAGACATTTCAAGTCTATGGAATGGTTACGCTGACAGACCCGGAATTAATACTTAACTTGTCTGCCGAGGTCGTTGGATATCAAACTTTAGATATGTCTGCTGCTTACAATCAGGCGGTTTTAGACGGTGCAAAGGTGGCTAAATTATACTGTAGAATTGAGGCGGCAGATTCTACTCCTCCGGCAGCGGTATTTGCGAATATACGTCCAGTTGGTTCATCTAACACGATATCTATATTAAGTGCAGATACTAATGTGGCTAATTTGGATGTAATAGACTCTACATTTTATGAAGTGACATTGGATGCTAGTGGTGATTTTGAGTACGATTTTGACAATAGCGGTATATCTCCTGACGTAAAAACAAATTTTGTTATTTATCTAGTTGGCTATTATGTATAAATGATTACTATTAATATCCTTTAATGTAATGGCAGATCCGACTTATTATCTTGATATAAACGGACTTTCCAAGCATTTTGGTACACCAGCGGGCGTGCCAAGTGATTATCGTTATAATGAGGAAAACATAGGATTTGGTATAACCCGTGAAACAGAGTTGGATAAAGTGGTTAAAATACTCACCGCAGGTGGTTATAAGAATAGTTATGGCGACCCATCACTTTATGCCGGAGCTGGACTAGCTAGAAGATTTGGTAATGAATACTATGCGGATCTTGGTGGAATGGCAGGATTAAGAACAGGATACGACAAGGCAAAAATAAACTATAAAGGCAGGGATTACGAGCTTAAAGACCCATATGAAAAGATAACACCAATGGCGGCTATTCTCGCAACACTTGGCAAGAAGAACTTTGCAAGACTAAATATGATGTATGCCCCTAAAACCGGGGGAAATCCCGCCCTATTAATGATGCGCTTAGGAGTGCCTTTTAGATGAAATTGCAACTACTAGGCCCATCAGGAGCCGATCGTTACGACGACAACAGCAGTCAGCTTACGCAAAATTGGTTCCCCCACATAGCACAGGGCGGAAAATCTAAGTTAGCTTTATATCCCACCCCTGGTGAGACTTTATTTACCGACATAGGAACAGGGCCAATAAGGGGCGAAATTAACTATAACGGACTTTATTTCATTGTTTCTGGAAATGAATTCTACGAGGTTGATGCTGCTGGAAACGGTATTTCACGCGGAACACTCAATACTTCGATAGGCATCTGTAAACTAGACCATAACGGCGCTAATAACGGTAAGCAGATATGTATTGTAGACGGTACTAACGGGTATATTTACAACTCTGAATACCAGACATTTCACCAAAATACACAGCTTGCTGCGGGTACTTCAGATGGAGCGACAGCAACAACAACATTAGAAGATACTGTATTAACCCCTTTCACGGATAACATGGTAGGCATGATTGTCTACAACACTACAGACAGTACAAAATCAACGATTACTGCAGTTACCGATTCAGACACGCTAACAACGGCTGATTCAATCTGGACATCTGGTGATACATACGAAATAGGCTCAGACGCTTTTCCAGACGGTGCTACCCATGTTGAATTCATGGATGGATTCTTTATCTGGAATAACCCCGCGAGTTCGGGTCAATTTACCAAGTCAAAAGCCTACGATGGTACGGACATAGACGCACTTGATTTTGCCACAGCAGAACGCTCTCCCGATGAATTACAGGGACATTTGAAGGTAGATAGAATTCTCTGGCTGGTAGGCACGACAACAGCAGAGGGCTGGCATAATTCAGGTGCCGCTGACTTCCCGTATGAGCCTATACCCGCTGGTTTCAGTGAGTGGGGTACAGTGGCCCCATATTCCCTCGTAGAAACGGCAGGACTGGGCTTCTGGGTGTCTCAGAACGAAGAAGGCAACGGCATGATAGTCATGGTGCAGGGTCTTCAGGTAAAGATTATCTCAACCCCAGAGATTGCTGCTGAACTGGAGGCTATGGACGATCTGTCGGATTGTTATTCATTTACCTACCAAGCCTATCAGCATACGTTTGTGGCCTTTACCTTCCCCTCAGCACAGAAGACACTGGTTTTTGATACAACCGAGAAGATGTGGCACACATGGTCAAGTAAGACCCTTGGCTACCACAGGAGTACGGGTCATACCTTTATCTACAATAAGCATTTAGTCGGTGATCCCACCAATGGCAGAATCTATTGCCTGGATTATGATGAATACACCGATAATGGAGATTTAATCACCCGCATAAGGCGCTCTGTTGTCTTCCACGCCGAGGAAAAGGGCATGGACTGGCAGGGCGTAGGGATAGACATAAAAGAGGGCGTAGGCGACGCTACAACGCCTGACCCGCAGCTTCACTTGAGGTGGCGGGACGAGAACGGAGCATGGTCTAACTACCATTCACGGTCAATGGGAATGATTGGAGAAAGGAATAAGAAACTCCGTTGGAGACAGGTAGGACATTCTGATTCATCAAGGGTTTATGAGATTGTCGTATCTGATCCTGTTCCCGCTGTTCTGCTGGATGGATATGCCAATATCAAGACTTCCGACAAGGCAATGTCATGAGAAAGCCCCTCCATCAACTTCATGAAACCGATGTCGAGGCCAGTATTGCCGGTCACAGGTGGTTTGATCTAGTCAGGGGCTATGTACTTGATATCCGTAGATTAGATATACCGTGGGACCCTCCCGCCTTATCAGCTAATGATCATGTTGAAGTCACAGTCACAGCAACCGGATTAAAGGTAGGCGATATTATTCTGGCGATTATAAAGCCCACCTTCACAGCAGGCTTTCATGTTGGTCAGGGCCGGGTTGATGCCGATGATACGATTTCAATAGAGATTACCAACGGCAAGGGATCTGGTAGTGATCCCGGTCTTGAGACATATACAGTGATTTATATCAAGAACACGAAAGTATGAATAGTCTTCATTACTTGATGGTTGGTAGTACATATATTGCAAATAGCATAACCTTGGCTGATCTAAAAGATTTTACTGATAAAAGGCTAGTTAAGCAGGATGATAAATGCGAGAAAAAAATAGCGAATTATCAAGATATGATAAAGAGGAAAGACAAAAATGATCACGTTTGAAACTGCTTTAAGATTTTTGCTGCCAAAGGTTTATTCATTTGGACCCCTTGCTCTGCTTGGTGGTGCAGCCGTTTTAGGAGGGCTTGGTTATCTTGGCAGTAAAAAAGCTGCTAGCTCCGCAGAAACAGGCGCAAGAGATGCGGCAGCATCCTCATTAGCTTCGACTGAAAAGAACATTGAATTCCAGAAATGGCTATGGGGTGAGCAGAAAGCACTGGAGCAGCCTTATGCTGATGCTGGAGTACGCGCAGTTGGAGCCTATGAACGGGAAATGCAGCAGGGATTCACCCTCGATGATTTCTATGCAGACCCCGGTTATCAGTATGGTTTAAATGAGGGAACGAAGGCAAGAGAGAACGCCGCCTCTTCAAGAGGTATGCAATTATCAGGCCCGCAACAGAAGGCCATGCAACGCTATGGTACGGACTATGCCTCAACTAAGTATAACGAAGCCTTTAACCGTAGACAGACTCAATTAGATAATCTCTACAGAATGATTGCCTCTGGACAGGGTGCTGCCTCTGGACAAGCTGCTGCAGGGCAGCAAATGGGTACTCAAGTCGGTGGTTCAATCGCAGCAGGTGGCCGCGCTCAGTCCCAAATGTACTCAGACATAGGAAACATAAACGCTTCACAAGCAATGGCTCCTTATAATACCTTGATGGATGTTGGAGGTATGTACATGATGGGTAAGGCAGGGGGAGTATTTTAATGCCAGTTGATCCAAGAGTTCTCGCAGCAATAGCAAACCCTACTGGCGGCAGGATGACCGATATCGGGCAGGCGTATGTAAGAGCAAAGAATGTTACTGAGCGCACTCAAATAGATAGAGAGTCGCTTGAGATTAAGAGAATGCTTGCTGATGCGAATTTGGATCAAGCTGAGATGGACTTATTCAAGGATGAGACAAAAGCAGTATATGGAGCAACCAGCGCTTATCTGGAAGATGTTCAAAACAACCCTGATCTAGCGACTGATCCACAGTTATACGAACAGTACATGAATACTCTAACTGAGGGAATGCCCGAAGGTGTTGTAAATAACTTCAAGGGAATGCTCCCACCACAGATTGCAGAACTGAACAGGAAGTCTGGATTATTGATGAGTGCCATGCAGGACACGACCTCGACTGCAGACTCATTTGGTGATTTTGAGAAGATTCCAGGTACGGAGTTGTATGGGCAGAAATCAAGGAAGACGGGTAAATATGTAAATATCAAGAATATGGATGCCGACAGCGGCGTTGGGTCTGAGTTTGAAAGGCATCTTGAATATCTAAGAAAAAACAACCTGATTACACGGTCTGAATACAACAAGCGTCGGAATCAGAGAGCTGAAGGCTTTGCTGGTGAGATGACTAATGCCCAGAGAGAAAAGCATACAGAAAAGCAGGTCGATAGATATAACAGAGAGACAAAGGACTTGAGAAAGGAATACTCAAAAGGCTCCGAACACTTCAGAAGTATGGGCGAGAATATTAGTGGTGCAATAGCCGCTATTGATTCAAGCGATACACGCCTTTCAGACATAATGCTTAATCAAGTTTTATCTCAAGTAAATGATACAGATGTGCGGGCTTTCCAGATGTACGGCGAGTTCGATAAGGAATTCGGTAATCTAGCCCAAAGAATATCTGGGATGATATCAAAGTTCTTTACTGGGACAAGAACAGAGCGTGAGAAAAAGGACATCATGACAACACTCAAGAAATTCAATGTTGATTATGTCCAGCCTGGACAGAAGAAACTGAGAAACCGATACCGACAAATAGCAATAAATCAGGAAAAAGACCCATTTGATGTCGTTCCTCCAAAGAACCCAGAAGATATAAGGGATACCAAGCTACTTTCAAAAGAGCAAAAGATTGAAATGATCAGGAAATACTTCCCAAGCTGGAAACCATAATGAGTGTAACTGATAAAGAGATATCGAGTTGGCTTGACGCAGAACCGTCTGTTGTAGTTGATGAAAAGGCCGGTGATGATGAGATAGGTTCTTTTCTGGAGACTCAGGAAGTAGCTCCAGAAGAAGAAGGCATTCCTGATGCGTGGTACAAGCCTGGTCTTGATATTGGTGCCGGAGCAACTGATCAGTTTCTTAATTTACTCGACATTCCCAATGATGTCTATAACTGGGCAGCAGAGAAGCTAGGCTCTGAATACCGCATACCAAGCACGAGAGACTTGGGCGCAAAGTTAAGGATGGGTTATGCAGAAGGTGAAGAACCTGATACTGGCTCCTATCGTGCAGGTGAATACACAGCTTTGGGGCTGGAGTTTCTTGCGCCTATACTGAAGTTTGGGCGGGCTGTGAGCATGGCAGCTAATCCATCCGTTACTACGGGCGTAGTTCAGCAAATGGCTAAACCCTTCACAGTTTCCCCTAAAACAGCGGCAGCCGTTGAGCTGACAAGCGGTGTAACTTCGGGTTATGGCGCTCATTACGGTGGAAAGGAGTGGGGTGAGGCTGGTGAACAGATTGGCGGCCTTGCTGGGATAGCGCCCTCTATTGCGGCTGGGACTATCAACAGGTCGGCTAATTACATTGTTAAATCAATATTCCCGTTTACAGAAACAGGTGGCAAGGCAAAGGCTGGAGCAATAATCCGTAAATTGAGTGAGTCTCCTACATTCACTGAAGAGATAAAAAGACAGTCTGCTGAGTCATTAGGCAGGACAAAGCATACCCCTGCAAGGCTTTCTAAAGAACCATATTTAATCGCCCTTGAGAAAGCCCTAATCCACGATGACGCGCAATTAAGCCATTCATTGAGACTGATAGATGCTAAGAACAATGCTCTTGCCAAAACAGCATTAAAGGAGCTGAGTGGTGGTGGTGCTGTTGAGGATGCTATCAAGTCTTTGGGTAATAGGTATACAAAGCTCAAAACACGGCTTGATTTGAAAGTAGATTCAGCTCTGGCTAAAGCAAAGACAGCAGCGAGTAAGGTAGTTCCTTTAAACCAGAGGAAAGCGGTCAATATCGAGGTCAGAAAGCAGCTTGATGACTCACTCAAAGCAGCTAGGGTTGATGAGAATAAACTGTGGGAAGGTGTTGATAAGACCGCTGTTGCACCAACTGAAACCACAAAGGACGCCTTCTTGAAAGAGCTGCTATCAAGGGAGCTGGAAGACGACCCTGCAGACATACCGGGATATCTATACACTTTTCTTGGGCGGCTTGATAAGAAAGCCGGAGCCTTGAAGGGTGGTAAGTATACAGACACCCGCCATGTAGGAGGTTTACAGCAGTTAAGAAGCCGCCTTTTGCAGACTATCCGTAATGAGAAGGCTGGAGAGACACCAAACTGGAACAAGGTAAGGGTTCTTGAGAATGTTGAAGAGGCCATACTCTCAGACATGGGAAATAGTTCAGCAGCAAAAGGACTGGATGAGGCGCTGCAATTCTCCAGAGAGCTAAATAAGAAGTTTCGTGGCGACATAATGTCAATGATATTCAGGAACTCAAGGACAGGGGGTTCATTGGCTCCAGAATTAACATTAGATTCATTAGGAACCGGCCCTAAAGGTGCTTTTTATATTAAGCGTATACTCAATGCTTCTCCTGAATCCAAGGCAAATATAGAAGACGTGCTGAAGATGGATATAGTCCAGAGGAAGGTGGTTAATAATGGCGTAATGAATATCCAGAAAGCCAAGGACTATATGACAAGGAACGAGCAGACAATGGATATGTTCCCCATATTAAAGGATGATATGGAAAACGCTATATCTTTGGCAGAGGCTCATAAGTATTTTGATGGTTCAAGTGCGACAAGGATCAAGAAGGCAGAAAGCGCATTGGGTTATTCGTTGGCAGACAAAACTAATCCAGGTCGCTTCATAACGAAAATCCTTGCCTCCAAGAATCCTGAAGCAACAATGGCGCGAGTTGTAAGACAGGTCAATGCCGAAGGAAAGGCGGGAATTAAGAATGATGTAATTGATACGATTCTAAACAAGGCAAAAGTATCAGAATTAGGTACAGATGAAACCTTTATGCTTTCTGGTAAAAAGGCTTTGGGTTACTGGAATGAAAACAAAAGTACATTATCAAAAGCTCTAAAGCCTAAAGAGATAGAGCGGCTTGAAAGAATACTAAACGATCTAAGACTTGGCGATGATCCCAAGAACATTCCAGAGGATGTTGCAAAAGCAGCACTAGTACCAAGTAAAACATTATTAGGCTATGTTGTAGAGGTTGCTGCAGCCAGAATGGGTGCTATGTTTGGCCGAGGAACATCGGGTGCTTCACTCAAAACAGCATCTCAGGCCGCGAATACAGCAAGAACAATAGTAGAAAACATTGATACGGGCATGGCGAAAAAGCTATTGAAAGACGCTATTCAAGATGAAGACTTATATATCGAATTAGCAGAAAACATGTCTGTAATGAAGGACTTAAAATATGAATTCAATGCAATTCAGTCATGGATGATTGCACACACAATCTCTTCACTTGAAGAACAATCTGAAGAATAAATCTAACTGATGTGTCGTACAGGAGTACCGCCGAAAGGTTACTAGGTTAGTCAACGAGGAAATAATTATGGGAATGAATACATTTATACATAAATGGAATCAAAACACTGAAAAATGGGATAGAGATCAAGATATATCTGGAACATACAGCTCCTATATTCTTGACCCTGACGATGCTAATGCTGCAAATGCAGATGAAGAAAGGATACAAGATCCGACAGGATTTAAAGCGATAAGGTTTACGCCTTTGCCGGGCGCGATTGCAAGCACTGTGGCTATAATTGGCGGATGGTCAATATCAGCGGGTGACTTGACAGCGGTTAATGTACGCATGGCGGCTTTAGACGTGGACATAACCACCCCCGGTGGGGCGGGACAGGCCAATGATGATGTTGGTGCAATGTTTCCGGGTAATTACGATGAAACAACCGAGTCCCAAGATGTGTGGACTGATTTAGGCTGGATTACGTGGGACGGTTTAAATACCATAAAAACCATTGCCGTTAGATCAACGGGTGCAAATTACACCCCCGGTGTACTGGTGGAGACTATCCGATGAGTAATGTAATTATCACACCGAAAACCGGCACTGTTTGGGCTGGAAACAATCTATGTGTTGATTCTACTGATCTAGATAACGCTGGATATACAAAAGCGAATTTAACAATAAGCGCAACAACAACAAATATCAATGGTATTGATTGTCAGGGCATTGTAGGGGCCAATAGTACAGGAACAAAATCTATTACAGAATCAGCAACGAATGGTTCTTTGAATGGTAATCAAATGTTTGTCAATCTATTTGTTGCGGCGGGTGATAATGCACATTGTTATCTACAGGCACGGGCGTTAAATGCTGGTTTTGCTACGGTGGGCGGTACGCAATGGTTTAATTTAACCACGGGCGCACTAGGAACCTTCACTGCTTTGGGAGCTGGAACGCTTGCAGATGCAGGTATTGAATCGGTTACAGGTGGTTATAGAATATGGGTAGTCGTTAATACGGGTGGTAATGATGATCAGGGAAGTGGTTCTGTCATTGGTTTTGCTGATGCAGATGCTAATTTAGATAGCACTGGCGATGCTTCGACTATCAACGGTTATGCCGGAGGCTGGAGCTGGCTGGATGACCCCACTGGTGATATTGGCTATATACCCTCATGAAACGAGATAGATCAGCAGCTTTAGTTAATCGTACTGCCGTTACAGGCACCACATGGGTTAATTATGTACCCTCAAGCGAGAATATAAGACACTTAAACCAGGAAGGCGCTGCCAATGGTACAAATGGTCAGTGGGTGGATTCCGGTTATGATGCCTTGCCTAATGATATTGAAATAATCAACGGCGTACCAGCAATGGGTGTGTCGATAGATAGTGTTAATGGATTTTTGAGGCATACTGCGGCTCCGGGTGATTCTATAGATACAAATATCCTTGTTGCTGCTTTAGTAAAACCAGTTATAGCGAGTGGCAATACTTTTCTTGGTTTGGGTGTATCAGCGACAAACGGTATCGGAAGCGCGGTCGGTGGTACAAGCTGGTTCGATATTGAAAACGAAGTATATGATTCATTTGTTGCAATAAATGCTGGATCAGAGGTCAGTCATGGTATAGAGGTTGTTGGAAATGGTTTACTTGTTTGGACATTAATTGATTGCGGAGGTGATGCAACATTCGGCTCAACAGTTTCAATCAGGCCGGGCGCTTCCGCAGCTATTGGTGATTCAGTGGCAACAGCCCCGGACGTTGGAATATATCTTACCGGATGTATGCAAATCATAAGTACAGGTGGTACAACAGGACCAAGCGGATTAACTCAATACATACCAACAGAGGATATATGAAATATCTATTATTACTTTTACCATTAACTGTGTTTGCTAATCCAGAAATACCCAGTTTTGGCCCAGTGCACTTTGTATTGAATCCAAATAATGCAAATGATGAATATAAAACATATATGGGACAGTGTAAGGGTGGCGTGCATCCTTACGGTAATGGTACAGCCCGTGGTTTTGTTAAGTGTAAAGTAGACTTCCCTTATCTTCCTTGGGGCCATATTCCAGAGTTTGCGGATAAGATGAAAATCAGAGTAACTATACCCGGTACGCCGTGTGAGCTATTCGACTCTTCTAATAATGCTGGGAATAACCAGGGATATGATGTCACCCAGTACAACTCATACCGCTGGGCTGGTGAATACACAGCAAAGAAAAGAGAGCAGAAAGATACCGATGGCGACGGTGTAGGGGATTACCCACGACTACCGTACAAGGTTGAATTCACAACAATCTGCTATCTTGGCGTTCAGCAGTGACATATCTTTACACTAAACTCGATCTAATCTGAAAGGATAGGGAAACGAGGAAATCATGTGGTTAGCGCACCAAAAGAACCAGAAGTACCTATATATTCAGTTTCAAATAAGCAGACTTACGCTGTGGTCGGTGCGTTTATTACTTCTTGTGGCGTTGTTCTTGCTGCTGTTCTTAGTAGTCAACCTGATACTGCCGACAGATACTACGGATATCAAGGGCGAAAGCTACAGCAAGCAGTCGAGGACGTATCAGAATCAGTTGAGGCCCTGACTGATCGAGTAACAATTATGGAGCTAAATCAGAAGCAAATAATTGTTAACGATAAAGAGTGTGAAAAACGGCAAGAATCAGTAAAAAAAGAATTAAAGTGGCTGCATGACAAGGTGGTGACATATCAGGCTACAACAAAGCAGGTAGATGCTCACCAGAGTCAATTAATAGCCGACTGTATGAGGCGGACACAGTGAATGCACTATCTACTCTTATTCTCACTTGTTCTCTTGTGCTTATACCTCGTACTGGAATGGCCCACAAAGAAGCTGATAGGTGTACTTGTTACCCTGCAAAAGCGGTTTATGCGGTATATAAGGTTGACGATAGACTCTATAAGGTTGCCATAACAGTAAGAATATAGCCTACAATTCTCACGCTCTATGTTTAGTTATCGTACACCCTTCTGAAATATAATATAAATCTCCGTCTATTCCGTTTTTAAATATCCAACTATCGCCCGTTGCTTGTGGCTTATGTATAACCTCAAGATACTCGCCTATTAATCGATTTTGAATACTCACGTCTACATAATTACCGATTTCTATTCTATCCATCATTCCATACCCTCATTAGGTGGCTCCGGTAGTGGCTCTATTTCACGCCATGCGTAACAATTCATTTGCCCATTACTTACAAACCTTGATGACACTTGACCAGAATATTTATGTCCTGCTGCATCAAGATAGGCGATCTCAACATTCCTATGTGGTTCTTCATCAGGCAGTCGATCACTCACAGGTATCCACTTAGGCTGACAGATGGCGATGATCTTTGTAAGATTATCAATATAATCAAATCTGGTTAATGATCCGTCTGTTGAGAGTGTAATAATATCACTCACCAAATAATCTAATTGATCAATCAATTCACTCATTTACAATACCCCTCCTGCAGACCCTTCCTGCCTTTAAGTTTAAGCAATAGCTCTTTCCTTTCAATCACTACTGTATTTTTGTCCTGTTTATTGGCTATAGCCCTATTTGTATAGTCTACAGGCGCCAGGCTTTTCTCTCGTTTTGAGGCGTTATATGCTTTTGGTACTCTATCTAAGCTCATGCCTTCCCCCTTGCTATCCTGCAGACAGAATGCCGAGTCATACCCACCTTTTCACTGATTTCCCTCAGGGTGTATTTACCCACAGTCCCGCCGAATCTAGGGACTCTCTCACCTTCCCAGTACATATCATAGGCTTGCTTGCGCTGTTCCTTGGTGTAGACAATCTTGCCCATTACTTATCGCCATGCAGCAAGTTTGCATCAAAAAAGTCAGGGTCTTTTGTATGAACATAGTTCAGGTATTCTTTCAGGATAGTGGAGTATTTCTTCCTGCCTGAAGTCAGGGGCTTTAACCCTGTGTTTACAGCGATTTGCTCGTCATTGGTCAATCTATTCCATGCTGCCTGTACGATATCGAATGTTTCTTCAATCTGATCAATATCTATCTGCTCCCTGAAGAACTCGATAGCCGTGGCTACTTTCTTGGGGTCTACAGGCTCAGGGGCTATCTGTACGTTCTTTTGCTCCTTATCATAGAGAGCGAGTCCAAAGGGGTTACCAAAGGTGATTAGAGCGCGTTTCATGGCGTCTGTTTCAGCTTCCTTAGCTGCTCCTTCAATAGCATCAAAAAGGTCGTTAGCGATGCCAGAACCGTGTCCTGTGCCCTCTCTGGCAACAGACAACCCTTGCTCGTCATCAAATACATGAATCTTAACCATCGCTTCATAACCAACCTTGTGCTTATTGTTGCTGGTTTCATACCTGCAGACTTCTTTACAGTACACGGTTTCTCTTTCCCATCCATCAAAGCCAAATATCCGGTTTGCTTCTGAAATAGCCCACCATCCCTGTATATATGAAAGGTCAAAGTTACCTTTAGAGCGTGTCTTTACTACAGCCCTGTCTAGAGGTTTGTCTAGTTCTTCAATATTCATTCTATCTCTCCTGTTGTTGTGGGGTCAGCTATTCCCCTAAAATAACTCCTTCTCAGTCTTCTCTATCCACTCTTTATCCTTATCCTGCTCAACCCACCAGTTATCCACAGGTCGCCACCACTCAAGGTGCCCGCAGTTATATCGACAATAAAACCACGGATATACGAAGTTTTCAGGTTCCCCACTACCTTCGGGTATCTTCTTGTCTAAGTAGTTGTCTTTATTCATTTCTCTATCTCCTGTAAACACCATTTAATTCTGTCTAGTCGCCATTGATGGTTGGAAATATCAAATCTGCAGTCATATTCATTTGCTGATTCAATCCACAAATCTGTTTGCTGTACAACAAGCCAATCCTCCAGTGCATCTAATTGTCTGCGGGCTATACATTCACGACTACTATCATTGCCCGAATAGAATGGTTCTACACGCTCCCAGTTTCCACAGTAATTACCTTCTTGTGTGTACCATACCTCGTAATCAGTAATGTCAGTCCCATCTGTAATAGCCTGTAAGTCTGTAGCCCATCCACACTCTACCAATATCTCTGCAATACGCTTATTCATCTGTTTATCTCCGCACATTCCTGCTTGAATCTCTCAAAATCAACGCCCTTATCTTGACTTTCTTTTACCCGTTTATCTCTTTCAGCTATTTGCCACTTGAAAGGCATGATATTCATATCCCAATCCTCCAGAACCTCACCACTTGGCTCTAATCCTGTTAAGTAATCAGCTCCGGGGCGTTTAAGCTGGCGCGTTTCGTCAAGTTTAGCCTTGTGTCGCTTCCTTTCTGTTTCTGTCAGGACTGGTGCTAACCCAGCAGATTGCGTAAATGAAACATTCCTCATTCCCTGTAATTGCGCCCTTGCAAACTCCATTGCTCTCTTTTCACTCTGTAAGTCAAAGTCTTGAATGCTCATGCTTCCTCCGACACCCTCTGGGCGCTCCTGTAGAATTGTTCTGCTGACAGACCCTGCCACCCAGTCATTACGTGTTTGTCATGTAGCATAAGCGATTTGCGCCATTTCTGAGACACAGGGCGCACTTTCCACAGTGGGCAGTCCATTTGTGAGCACATACTGACTTGCTGGACGAAATTACCGAAGTTTTCTTTGTCATAAATACAATCTCGGCATTTCTCATTAATTGCTTTTCTAAGGCTCATGCTCATCTCTCCCGTCAGTTTCTCTTACATGGAGGCTTAACCTCATTTCTCCGTCTGTTACCTCGCTCCACAACCATCTCCATGCTGTACCAAAGATAAAACCTACCAGTCCAGCAGCCCAGCAGACGCCGAATAACTCTAAAGGGGTAAATAGCATCATATTCCTAACCTGTCAGCTTCGTCTTGAAATGTTTCACGGTCTAAATCGTCATTTAATTGTTTCTGGATATGGCGGATTAGTTCATCTGGTCTGTTCCAGTGTATTGAGATTAAATTGGCAAGTTCTTCAACTATATCCAGATGCCTCATAAAGAACTCATTTAGCTCTGCACCGTTTGAAAGGATATATTCCTTCTTTAGATTGGCGAGTTCACCAATATAGGTTTCTCTGGCTTCTTCAGGTGTTTCCATCTGATTTCTCCACAGCCTTCAGCTTAGGCTCAAACTCAGCAAGCTGCCGTCTGATGTCCTCAAGTCGGCGCTCGAATACGTCATTTACCTCTTGCTGGTTACGCATGATTTCAACTTCACGTGCCAGTAGTACTAATTTATCTGTGTCATTCATTCTCTATCTCCAAGTTGTTGGGTGGTGAGGGCAGGGCGCTAATCCTGCTCACTAAGTAGCCCATGTCCTGAGCGGGTACAGGAACAATCTGGCATAGCCCTAGCTCTACTAACCCACTTCCTCGCAAGCGTGTCTGCTTTCCACGCCGCCTCACCATAATTCTAGCCGGACCGGAGGGAGCAACCCCTCCAAGTCCTACAGTTTTCCTCGTCCCACCCCTGGCAACATCGTAGGGTACTGTTCAAGGTCTTTTGCGTCACAGTGCGGCAAGTTAGCTAGTCTTACCGTGTTGCCGATGCTCATACAGATGTTGCTATCTGTTAGTCACGTCCCTGTGCAATTGTCCTACTAAACTCACTTATCACCTCCTTTGGTTACTGAGTGTTTATCAAAACGGTAGCAGCCCCACTGCGCTTGACTCGGTTTGTCTCGTAATCAACGATTACAGGGCCGGGATATACAGTTACTTTTGTTTCCACATAAACTGGCTCTACACTCCCACTTTGCCCTAAACACATAACCCACGTTGCTGCCGTATTCTTGCTGGCAAATACACCATTAGGCTCTGCCTGCTCAACTACATGACTTGTCTGGTTTCGCCCCGCCCCAATAGCCTCATATACATAATTAATCGGAGCTAGTGGATTTGTCAGGCTCGTATCATATGGAATGCCGTATCCATAAGAGGGGCAATCGCCCTCTATCCATCCACGATCAGAGCGCCACACGCTATGTGTAGCCGCCTTCTGATTTCTTACTCTGTATAGCTGAATGACTAAATCACGTTCAAGTGACCAATCAAAAGCAGGTAAGGGCTGGCCTTTCTCATATTGCCCTTGTTGTTGCTGTACCCGTTTCGCGTCCCTAGTTTCTACTGTTTCCTCAACATTACAGCCGGTAAGGGTTGAAACTACCAGCAATACAATTGCTGTAGTCAGTACCCATATGTATGCAGGTCTTACCTTAAAACTGAAAAACTCTTTCATTGTTGCTTACTCCTAGCAGTGGTTAGTCTTACATTGATTGCAGATTTTTGAGCCTGTAGATTGAATCTTGTATTTTCATCAAGATTTGGATTCCTTAATTGACCCTCAATTTCAACAAGCTGTGCTTCACCTACAGCTATTTGAGAGATAAGGGCTTCACTTCTTTGATAACTATTCTCAAAGACCTTGCGCTCAACAACTGTAGAGCCAAATATGCCAAGGCTTTTAAGGCCAAAGCCAAATCCTGCAAGTATCACCACAATAACCACGAACAGTGGCAAAAACTTCCAGAATGTCCACCTTGCCTCAGTGTGGACAGTGCTTGCTTCTTCTCTATAACCCATTAAATTAATCCTCTGTTGTTGACTTGTTGAACTGATAACACTATACTAGTTGAACACAATCAAGAAAGCAAGGATTATTATGAAAACAACAATAAATAAGACTAAGCGCGTTGGAGTACGGCTCACAGAAGGGCAGAGAGACAAGGTAGAGCATGTATCTGCAGTTAAGAAGTTAAACCTGAGTAAAGTTATTGGATTGATGATAGATAACTATCGGGTTCGGAAATGAGTGTTTCAATAGGCTGGCGGCCTGATAATCCAAAGAAACTAAGCTACATTGAAGGCGGATCAACCTTTCATGGAGTTCTGGAAAATGCTTTTGGCGGCTTTCCATTTACATTAAAGGATACAGACATAGACACATTGCGTGGCATCTATTATTCAGGTTTTGATGGTGCCGAAGAATTAATAAGTGCGATAGACGGGAAAGGCCCGATTATCGTAGAAGCGGAGTGGTGAGAAAATGAAGCCATATAACCCTGAAACAGACCTGCCAATACTACTGGCAGAGATATTCTGGTTTCTTCTTGGATTACTAATAGGATTTGTATTATGGGGGATAAAATGAGCTTACGTGAAGACTGTATAAGTAAATGGTTTGATGAAGATGAAAATAAACCTCGTGATAATAATTTAAATAGGCGCATGAACAAGGTTATCAACACCATACTGGATAAAGCTGTTGAGTCTGTATTAAAGGCTCCGAGAGGAGATTGTATCAGTGCCATCAACAAGCTACGGGAGGGGAAATGAGCATATTTCCGGTGTCTGATATAGATAAATGGGCAGCAGATCAGTGCGGTATAACGCTATACACAACAAAGCAGTCAAATGAGCATGGATATTACTGGTTTGATAATGTTTGTGATTATGATTATGAATGGACAATCCAAGACCCCCGCTGCAGGGAGATATTTAGAGCTTGGTGGATAAAAGAACACACTGGAACAGTAACCTTTTGCCTTGATGGGAAAGTAAGGTATGACTCAACTGCGGCATTAACTCATATAGTGCGTGACAACGAGCTGGCCTGCATAAAGGCTATTTGGGAGGGTTCAGATAATGAATAAAATATATAGCAATGATATTTACTTTGTAAAATATCCTTTCGTCAAAGTTAAGATATCGCTATTTGACGGTGAAGATGGTTTCAATGAGCTTGTTTCATGGAGACCGGGCACTTTGCCTAGAATGATATATCCAGATGATTCAGAGGAGTTTGCTCATGCTGAGGGTAAAATGAAATTATCTGTAGTCGATACCTTTAAACCTGGAAAGTATCCAGAGCGCATATTTTATACGAGAAAGTTTATTGACCCTGATGGAAAGGAGTTCGGCAAGAATAACTTACATATCTGCTCTATCCAGAAGTTCAGAAGAATATCCACATCATTTTACTATGATTATGTGATTGACCCTGATGAAGAACTGTAATATTCTACCCCTTAACGCAGAAACCCCACTCGCGATGAGCAGGGTTCCAGCGTCGGTAAATGCTTTAGCGGGCGTACCGAGAATGAATCAATTTAATCATTTCCTAATATCCCCGTCAAGCACTACCGCAGTCCGCCACACTGTGAGTCTGAGAGCGCATTTTTGTCGCTGCCTGGAAGAAAGCAAAAATAATAATAAGAATCTTGGCAATGCGACCACTGCAACCAAGTCCCATGAAGCGCGAAAGCGAGTCGATTGCACCCATAGGAGGGTGTCCCGTAAGGGAGGGGGAACAGCTAGTACCTTTATCTGCATACGTGCAGACCGTGGAGGGGGTCTTCATGGGGGAAAGTGGGTAGTAATGTCCAGAATAAGGGGTGATATATGAGACAGGGTGGCAGAGGTATTGTTATGAAAGAGGTTCTACATGAAACAAAATGAGTTAATTCAAGACATTATCATATCTTACAGAGAGAAGGATACGCTTAAGTTGTTTGGGATTTATAATGATTACATCAAGGAATTGCCTCATTATCCTAAAGATACATATGACGAAAGGCGGGTAATAATGACATTTGCGCGTTATATGCTTGAGGGATTACGAAATGATGACTAACCAATTAGAAGAAATAGAGACAGAGGTACGAGAGGCTATTATTATTTTATGCCCTAATTGCCCCAATGATTTTGAAGAAAACGCAGGCTCTATAAGGTATGGAAGAATCTTAGAATGCCCAAAATGTCATGAAAGATGGATAAATACTCTGGATATAGGTGTTGATATTAAAAATGATTAGCGGGGATAGTATAAGAGTAGTACACCCTCTATTCCAAGAGGAAGGTGATGGTGCAATCCCAATCTCCCCGCTCCAGTTAGAATTATCAAGGATGAATATAAATGATGCTTTATTGCTTAATGAGCTGTGGCATTCAAGATTGCCTAGACTAACCAACCCAGCGGGTTGTATTGCTTACGGGGCATTTTTTGCAAACAAATACTATTCCTGTTCTATTTGGGGAAATCCAATAGCAAGAGGGTTTAATGGTCGCGGTTACTATGAACTTAGGCGTATGGCGATTGCAGATGATGCCCCCAAGAATACTGCATCAAGGTTAATTAAATTAATGCGACTAGATATTAAGAAAACAATGCCAGAAATCATTAAGTTAATATCATATCAAGATACTAATGTGCATCACGGAACTATCTACAAAGCTTCTGGGTGGGTTGTTGGTGGTCATCGAAAGGGTGGGAAGCAGGCGTGGACGAGTGATCAAAGAAAACGCGCAGACTGTCCTGCAGACGGAGACAAAATCAGATGGGAATATGACTTATGACAGGGTATCGTTTTGTCTAAATTAAAGAGAGGTTCTCCAATATGTGTGAAATATTAGATTATCGCAAGATTTCAGACGACTTCACTGAAATTATAGGTGCTTCACTGCATTATTTTGAGAAAGAAGTAGAACTTGATATGAATACTTGCAGTGCTGTAGAAATCATGGATTTACAGAAAGGTTGGATAAAACGCTATCAGAATGATTATATTTTCCATAATAAAGTGGATTCGATAGTATCGAGACTGTTGAATTCAACGCAAAAGGCCGAAACAGAAGGGATGACTTACCTTGAAGAACCGCTTTTAAACTCTAACGGAGGGAATGATGGCAGGTAGTTATCAACACATACTAGACGGTTGGTCACTCATAGAAAATATGGGTGATGCTTACGAGGCTGCAGAAGAACTAATGTATTTAATTCAATCGGATATTGGTGAAGCTAGAGCAAAACGATTACTAGAAAGATACTGGGAAATGAAAAGAGGTGAAATCGAACCAGATAAGTACTTTTACCAAGTTCAGAGAATGATGGGGGAATGATGGATAAGATAGAGCTAACACAAGAAAGATTAAAGGAATTGCTTAACTACGATCCAGAAACTGGGGTATTTACCTGGGAGATTTCAGAGCAGGGGTATTTAGCATGACTAAAGAAGAAACAATGGACTTACCTGAATTTGTCAACAGACTATGGACAGAATACCCTCGGGATTTATGTCATCACCGCCCTGGAACGAAACCAAACCTTGAAAGCGCAGCCAAAAAGATTAAAGTAACACAATATAAGCAAATACTACTAGATATGGACGCATTGAAACGATATGACCGACTAGACAAAGATCCAGATAGGTGGCCTGCAGCAAGCCGGTTTCTTAACGGGCAGTATTGGACACGCGTCTTAGAATCTGTCATGAACAAGAAGGAAAAGAAACCCGACAAGTTTTGTAAATGTGGTCAACCCGTTGATATCCAGATGGAGTGTATAAATTGTTACAGCAAAAGAACAGAAAACAGACAAAGGCACAAAGAGAATTTGAGCGATATCGGTCTGTACAGTCCCGGCATGTCAATATCGGAGCTATCACAGAAATGCAAGGAGAGAGGGTCGATAAACGGGACGTTTTCGCCCTCGCACCTGATAGCAGATTGCTTGCAAACGCTTTCAATGAAGCAGGCGTTGAAATCATCGCCGCAGAAGACATTAGAAACGGAAGATACTGGGTCACAAAAAAGCCCTTATCCAACAGGCTCCAGAGAGTGGTTCAAACAAAACGGGTGGACTGATCTGGATAATCCAGAAAAGCCAAGAGTTTAGCAATACAACACAATAAAGACGGGGAGATGAAGCTATGGAAGAAATGAATGCAAAAGCAGTAATGATGGGCGATAAGATTTATGCCGGTATAGATGAGGATGATATTTGCGAGGTTGAAAAAGCAATAGTAATTGAATTTGAAACCTTAGAAATGCTGGCGACTGCCTTACGGACAGGCAAAGTAGAGTTTGGAATGTTTGAATCTTTTGAGAGTAAAAAGCTATGGAAAAAGTAAATCACAGTGAATTCGCATGGAAAGTTACTAAAAACCGTATGGTACTGAGTGATCCAAGGAAACGATACGCAGAAGCCTCTGAAGAACAAAAGGAAAGGGGTAAAGCACGAAGAAGACTGGAAGACTTGAGCGATGAGAAGGCGCTACAGGACTATGTGAGCGAGATATGGGATGAACACTAACGAACAAGAACAATTACTGCTCATGGCTGAAAAGTCAGACAGTGAACTGATTAACTACGCAGATGATCATATATCAGTAGATTCTAAAGTTCTGATTTATGAGTTAGTAAAACGGTGGCGACAGGAAAAGAGCAAAACATATCATTTAGAGGGGAAGTTAGCCCTGATAGATGAGCTGAGTAAAAAGAAGGTGGTTAGATTATGAACAAGTTCTACCATTTCACGGCAGGCCGGTTCCTTGAAAGCATTATGGAAAATGGCATAACCAAGGGAAGGATACCTCATCAAGATAGTAGCGGCTTTAGGTTCAAAGAGCATTACCAGTGGCTTACAGAAAACCCTGAAAAAAATCAGTCATGGTCAGAGTATTCAACCTTACCCTATGATAGAACTGAGTACCGGCTAACGATAAAAATACCTAAATTAAGACAGAAGAATGTAATTAAGTGGCTAGATTCATATCAGTGTAAAAAGAATGGATACTCTGAAATACTTAATTCTCATGGTGATCCTGAAAACTGGTATTTATACAGCGGGACTATATTCCCTCAATGGATAAAAGAGGTGGTTAGATTGTGAAGAAATGCCGTATCTGTAAAACAGAATACGCACCCTTCAACAGTTTACAGAAAGTATGCTCCCCAGGCTGTGCCATAGAGCTTGTAAAGGCCGATCAGGCCAAGGCAGAGGGGTGCAGGGCTAAGGAAAGGAGGAAAGATACCCGTAGACGCAAGGAAGCACTGAAAACACGCTCTGACAGGATAGAGGAGGCCAAGACGCCATGCCATACCTATATACGAACCAGAGACAGGGATGATCCATGTATTAGCTGTGGTAGATATGACTGGGAGATAAAGGAAAGGTATACAGGGGGCAAGTGGGATGCTGGACATTATAAGTCGAAGGGGGCGTTTCCAGAATTAAGATTTCATCCTATGAATATCCACAAGCAATGCAAATCATGTAATGGCGGATCAGGTAAATATGCAAAAAAGAACCATACAGTTTCACAACAATATAAGGAGAATCTGATAAAGAAAATAGGTCAGGATATGGTTGACTGGTTGGATGGTCCACATGGAGCACAGAATTGGGTGATTGATGATTTAATTGAGATTAAGCAGTATTATCGTGAGCAACTTAAATATTTAAAGGGGGAGATATGACACAGCGAACAGATCAGCAAAGGAAAGCTATCGAGGTGTTTTGTCGAGAGCTGGCAGAGGCTTTAAACGATGCTGGATACGAGATGAAAGCATTTTTTGAAGCAGCATCAGATAAAGCTGATATACCATGGACGCAAGAATCTGTTAAAGAAATATTATGGAAAAATGTACAAAAGCCGGTAACAATAAGCGAGGAGTTTCCAGAAGGTAAGAAAAGTACAAAACAGCTTGATATTATGGAGGTTGATAGGGTTTACTCTGTATTAGACCGGCATGTATCAAGCAGTGTAGGCGTACACGTAGAGTTTCCGAGTGAGGAAAGGATGATGTTTGAGAGCAGCATGAAGAGGAGTCCAGCATGAGCGATGATTTTAAAAACAGATTTGCGGAATTAACTGGTATAGACCACGACAAAGAAATACCCGCAGAAGAAAGGACGGGAAGTGCAGCATATTCAATGGCTCTATTGTGTAAGCAGGATAAGGAGCAATTAGACCTGATAGAAGAAATGCTTAAAGAAGTTCTTATGTATTTTCACAATCCCAGATGAGAGATGATCCCTTTCACAATTGCGTAAAAGCTTCTGGATTAGTCAAATGTCAGGGTTGTGTAAACGGGATAGATCAGTGGGAAGGCTATAAAGTATGCCGGTATAGTTTCAGCCCGAAGCGGTGTGGTGAAAACTATAAACAGGATAAGGATTTACTTATATTGCAAGCTGAGAGCGTATTCAAATGACTTTTAAGACAAAAACAGCTCAAATATTCCAAATTGTGAGGTATAAGTCATAGAGATTCTAGTCAGATTAGTACCTGGAAGCATACCGATAGAAGGAAGGGTATCAGGCGGTATACCAGAACTAACGGTATCAGATATAGCTGCAGCACTGGCAGGGGCTAACAAGGCTGGATTAGACCTTCTCATCGGGCAAATATGCGGGGTGAGCGAATATAAGGCGGTATACGAGCTTTTCTTGCCGGAGGTTATCAAGGTATCAACTAGACTCAATTGGCGCTCAGACCAGCCCACACAAGCCCGTACCCGTAAATTATTAGACCTTGTTCTATCAGAATCCCTGTTAAGCCGTAGATGCCCGTCATGTCATGGTACAAAACGCTCTATTATCAATCCAGCAAGGGAGTGTGATTCATGCAAGGGAACAGGCTTATTTAATAACTTTGACTATCTAAAAGCTCAGTATCTTGATATATCTGACAGAGCTTGGCGAAAGACGTGGAGGGAAAGGGAAAAAGACATAAAAGCATTGTTAGACAGACGCGCTTATCAGGCTAAACGTAAGATAATTAATAACTTATATGGTCAGTCAGATGATTGACTAAGGTTCCGTTTTTTTATACTATATCCCTAGACTGTTTATTCTGCCCCCGAACATATAGTTTCTATCTCCCATAGAAAACCCTAGCCGCCCAACCTAGCCCGGAAGGGCGGCGCGATAGGGTTATTTACCACGAAGCTTGATAGTAAATCTCATAATCTTCAGGTAGATTTAGTGCTTTGTCGATAATATCAACAGTTTCTTTTATATCTTGCATATACCAATCATCGTAGTCAGTACCGCCGAAAAAGAATCCTGACTCTGTTGGCAGTAATTCTTCGGCTTTAGTTGGATCATTAATAACGGCAAGACAAAGGTCTTTTAAGGTTTCAAGCTGACCCTTGTTTACATAAGTACGCTGGCACTCATCAATGCCATCCTGCACATTGTCAACGAACCATTTATGAATGGCGTTAGCTTTTCTCCAGTCACCGATAGCAATGGATATTGAAGAAATATCGTTTAATGCAATATCGTATTTTTGTAAATGCTCATCTTTACCAGTAGTAAAAGAGCAGTTACCCTTGACGTGTCTATGTTCCCATTTGCCGCCAACGTAGATATCAGCTTGTAAATACATGTCGAGTCCCATAATTATCTCCCAATTTTAAGATTTAAAAGTTCCAGCATATTATCCGGCATTGGCCTATATGCTTTAGAGGTTAGAGGCAGAGTCCAGCTTTTAACTGTCCAGTGAGACACACTGAGTAGTTCGGCTATATCTGCCTGGTTAAGATTGTGCTGCAGCATTAATGCTTTTAGCTGCTCCCTATTTGTCATTGGTTAAACCCTCTGTAATGCCATCCGTGGCAGTTGATAGTTAGATAGCTATAAGCTTGATATTCTTGGATTCAAACTTATAATGGTCATTCTTGTGGCCGCAAAGCTTGCCAATTAGCTGGACAGCTTCGCCAACGTCGCCATATGTGGACGCTGTATTTATATGGTCATTAATGCCAAGGTATTCAGGCCGGTTATTCTTGACGCGATACACTGCAATTGATCGATTGTAGCCACGCGCACCACGGTCGATAGCTTTGTAGAGATATGTTTTCATTAGCTGATTTCTCCCAGTTGTTCTGATTGGTCATTAGAAAAGATACGCTTTAATCCTGTAGCCTGTTCTTTGCATTTCAGGAATATAGACATAACTTTGTCATGATCAGATAGGGGCAATTCGTTATAGCCGAATTCATCGCAGAATTCCTCGAAAGTATCCGGCGTATAAGAATCAAGGCATGACAGTATGTCATAGCTAGACGGTCCCGCCTTAGTGGCTTTTATTTCAGCTATTGATAGTCTGTCGCCATTCTTAAAGCCTAGTCTTTTGCCTTTTGAGTGATTCCTGTTATTTAGTGGTTTACTGGCATATATACGTCGTTCTGTATTGTGGATAGAATCCCCGAATTGAGCAGAATACGCGCCACGAGCATTTGACAGCGTGAACTGATAAATATCGCGTTCTTCTTTATCATCGACAAAATACTTGCCAGTATAAAGATAGGTGATTGTTAGATCGGTTTGCGTAGACTCTAAAAAGTCTATAGCTTGCTGATCATATTCATTGATTTGTTGCTTAACTTGTTTCATGTATCTATCCCCCTAGGATATAAGACTGTTTATTCAGCCTCATCAGCCCACTATAAGAATGAGCTGATATTGCTGTTATAGATTAGTAAAAAAGTCTTTAATCATTTCTTTACCCATTGCCGAGCAATGTAGTTTGTTATCTTTATAAACATCATAAAAATAACTATCATCAATATTAGACTTTCTTTTAACTAAAAACACATTATCCGGTGGCTCAATAAAGTAATTATCAAGCGGATTGCTATTTCTATAGAATTCAAGAACTAAGTATTTACCGGCTTTTTCTATACTCATAACATTTTCATATATTTTCATTATTTCTACTCCCGTTTAAGCTTAATTGCTCAAGCTTGCCCCTGATACAGAGACAAGGTTGAATGATTAATAATTGCGGTATGTAGTGACAAATTCATAACCTGTAATAGTTATAGTTTCACCATTGGCTAGAGCAGTGTATACATTGTCATGGTGCCATCTCATGATCTCAGCAGTAGCGCCGCGGTATTGTTTTTTAAACTTTGCTAGATCAAGTATATGCACAATGTCGCCCTGTACAGCTTGATTTGGAATTGTGTTTTCTGTTTGCATTTTCTATTCTCCCGATAAGTTAATAAAACAGCATCATAAGCGCTATAACAATAAGTAGTGCAATATGAGCCGCTATAAGATACTTGTTCATGTTTCCTCGCATGTTGCGGTAGTGGTGACTGTCAATGTGAAATGTGGTCATGATATAGCCCCTATATTGCTGATACTTCAAAATCAGGATTGTAGATTTCGCAGATACAAGTATCACGCTTAACTTGACCATAAGACAGCTTTCCATCTATAGGCTTTTGATTGCCATAAACAAAGACAGATTCTTTTGTTCTTGCTGATATAGCGGCAAAGGGTATACCAGTTGATACATCGCTAATTCTTAATACTCTATGTTTCATTGTTCTATACTCCCATGTTGTGTTGTTACTCAAGTGATAGCCCGAAACAGACTATCAGTTGAATAGTTATGCTCCCATGCGAAGCTCGCCCATGTGTTCAGCATACATAGCTGCCTCTTCGTCAAGCTGGCGCTCGTAAGCTTCGCGTAATTCTGGGGTAAGCATATCCCAGTCAACAACGCGGGCAGTAGTACGACCACCACACTTGTTACATGGCACGTCATAAGTGCCGCTCATGTAAGAGTCGTAAAAATCAGGATCTTCAGCGAAGTCAGAAGCCGTCAGCCCGTTACAATCAATTGACGGGTTAACATGCTTACCTTCGCCATTGCAAACAGGGCAAACTTCCCATTTTGTGGGCAGTTCTACTTCAGTGCAATCATCAATCCATACAGTAGGCACCTTGTCGCGTTCGCAATTGCGGCGGTCGTTAGCGTAGTTAAGTTCAGTGTAATAAGGCATTGTTCTATACTCCCAGTATGCACGTCCTTGTGCGTTGCTGATTAACCGAAAATAATGTTTTTCGGACGTGTGCAGATATAGCAGAACTTA